ATGTAAAAAGTTAACGTCTTTGTTTAACAAAAATGTGTGTGTGCTACTGTTTACGATAGCTATACTGTATGTGTACAAATAATCGGTGGGTAATGTGTAAAGTTTGTTTGTACCCGACAAAGGCCCGTCATCTAATTTACGCAAAGCAGGAATATCTACTGATAATAATATTTTTTCTTCTGCCTGTTGTGTAAACATGGCAAGCTGGTCAGCAGTGAAAGTTGTTTCACATATGTCAGCAATATTTGTTTTAAGCGAAGCGTAATTCATATTTTAACCTATTGGCCCTTTTTTATTATCTATGTAGTTGTTACAGTTACGTCACCTATAGCTCCAGTTGCTTCTAAGTTATTAATAGTCAAATCATAAATATTCTTTGCATCACCTACGGGGTCCCATCCCCACTGTATATTTCTACTGCTATCGCGCCCTGCAAAATCGGGGCGTGGATTACGTATTGCTTGTGGATCATGTACAGGAAGTTCACCCAATTTATTCTGTGGATGGTCTGGACCCCAACACTCATGGCACGCTTTTATGTTAGTATCATTACCTTTTTTGAATATATTGCGCAACTCTTTTAATTTATATTGAAATCCACAAATATCACACTCTGCTATAGCTTTGTTATTTGAAGCAAACGCTCTAGCCATATTATATACTACCTATACGCGGCACAAAGATAGCCGAAGTTTTTTCTCTGTCTTCACTTGCGGCCCTATCAAATTCTTCTTCATACGCTGCTTTTAACATCTGTACTCTATCAACAAGTTCAGGAACTTTCATAGCAATATGGTATGCCAGACCTGCTACAAGACACGGTAAAAATCTAAATGTCATATCCGCTGTTTCTACACCACTACCCGCGTCTTCTACTCGCCGTATACGCCAATACGCAAATATATAACCACTTTTATCGGGTACAGGCCACACATTAATTTTTGGAACAGCTAACCGTTCAACCCAAACTTGAATAGGTCTACCTTGTGTTAACTTGTTTGGAATAGCGGCGTAGGTACTTACACTAATACGATTTATGGTAAGATCAGCTTGCTTTGTAGTGCTTCCACTATCGGTACGAATTACATGCTCAAGAAGATCTACTGTATCTGCTGGAAGATCATACCGTGAAGTACCCGATACCAGTGTTACTGTACCGCTATCTATAGTCCACATATTGATGCCACGGTTCTGCCATTCAATCGTCATCAAGTTCATAGACCTACGAGCAGTTCTTAGATCATACCCAGAACGCATCTCACGTCCAGCACGTTCCCATGCTTCTTCAGCAATCTCTGTAAAGTCCATATCAAAGGCGGTAGTTCCCGAAGTAGCCATTGTCTATTCCTTAAAAAGTGTACTCATACATACTGGGTCATTTTTCTTTTACTCTCTAGTACTGCGCCACATCCTCTAGCAATATCTTTTTTTCTACGGGCCAAACCACCCCCTGCAAGACGTACTGTAGCAGCTTCAGTATTTTTTACTACAGTTTTCCCTGAACTCTTCTTTTTCCGTGCTGTTGTAGCTCTTTGTGATTTACTTAGGCTGTTAGCTTTACTCCTTGGGAGACATCTATCTGGATTTTTCTTGTTCTTAGAAGTACCACATTTGCCTTTGACCTTACCGTCTGTGCCAATTCTGACCCAATCTTGGTCTACCCATTTTTTTAGGTCGCCCACTATTTTTTCTTCCTAACCATTTTTTTAAGTGTATTAGCCTGCCCTGCATGTAGTTTAGAGGCTTTTTTTAAACCTTTTATAACTTTCTTAACTTTCTTTTTATTACCTTTAGTTAACGTCATTTTTTCTTCCCTTTGCTACCTTTAGCGTAGTTAGGATCTTTACAGTATTTAGATGCTGCCATATTAGCGTACGCACTGGGGTACGTATCAAATGTACGCTTTGCCCAAGACTTACCTTTTGGGCAGATTTTCCCACCAGATTTATAGTATCTACGCATCATCTTCGTCATCCTTATATAGATTGTTAAACACGCGCTCTGTGTCCCATACGTAACCTACATCCTCTTTCGAGTTATAACTGTGTTGATTTGGTTTAAAGTCTGGCGCTCCTTGGCCTGTCTCAAACCACGCAGGGTGTGTAACCCGAACTCTGTTGTTGGGTAATGCAACAATATTCCCTGTATACTCTCCTGCGTCCAATAATTCAAGTACATGACTCTGTTTATGTTGCGCAGGGTCATCTGCTACTTCATTATCTGTATAATCTACAGTGAAATAGTACTTAGCAGGGTAAAACTCCCCATCTACTTTAGCCATCCAGGGAGCTGGAGACGCTCTCTCTAACTTATAGACAGAATGATGGTGTGACATGCAATCCCAAGGTTGTGCCATGTATGGAGGTAGTTCTGTAGCCCACTCCTCTACAGGTACATCAGCAACTAGCGCTGTAATAGGTAACCTAGCCCACATAGCCCCACCATGAACATTTGGATCTTCAGTGTCATCGGACTCACACCCAGTAAAAATAACTTGGAAACTAAGACTTCTATTTGGTATTGTTGTAACCCCAATAACCATAGCGTGTAAAAACTCCCCGTGGTAGTCTTCTAAATTCTTAGTATACTCTCTCCGAACCCACGCTTTAAAGTAAGGGATACTACTTGTTAAATATGGCATTATGCCTTCTTTTCTTCTTTTATTCGTTTCGCTGCAGCAATTTTCTTTCTGCGTTGTGATTCTGCAGATGCTTTACTAGGTGGCCTAGATATTTGCATCTGCATATTTGCTCGACTTATAGCCATCTTACATCATCTTAGCAGCACGCACGCCTTGTGTAGCAATACCTGCCCCACGGACTTTACCGCCTTTAGCCATACCTTTTTTCTTCATCATGCCACCGCCTTTTTTCTTCATCATCTTAAAGTCGTCACCAGATATTTTACCATCTTTGTTTTTATCTAGTTTGCTTTGACTACCTTTAAGTGCGCCGCCCATAGCATAACCTTTTTTCATCATACCGCCTTTTTTCATGGCAGAAGTTACATCAGGCTTTCCACCGCCTGTTGTCCCACGTAAACGGCTTCTAAGTTCTCTAGCTTCCTCTGCTGCAGTAAGCTTTCTCTTCATTGGGCCTTTGTCAGCTTTTACAACTTTTGTTTTGCCGCCGTTTTTAAAACCTTTTTTCTTCATCATTTGTCTTTTCCTTCTTCACGCATTACTAATCCAAGAATACCACACCCGATACCGATGAAAACTAATTCACCTACACCTGATACAATACCAATACCTATTATACCTACACCAATTGCTGCGTAGCTAGAGGGTTCACTAAGTCTTTCTTTAATCCATCCAAACATTTTAGTCTCCTTTTAGCAGTTCCATTTACGTAAGCTCTTATTTATGCGGCTATTTGGATCGTTTGCCGTCTTAGAGCTAGTTCTACTTTTCTTCATGCCCTTCATTCGAGCGCAGAACGACTTACGTCGATTAGCGGCCTTAGAGCCTTTTTTAAGTTTGCTAGGCTTGGTAGTAACAGCGGTCTTTAATTTGCTGCCAGGGTTGGCTCGCCTGTAACTTGCCACACCTTTTTTATTAAGTCCTCCTGATTCACTCTTACCTTCTTTACGAGTCCAAGCAGCGGTTTTTACTCCCCCACCAGACTTGTAATAGCTACGCATAGAAGAATGTGGCCATATCTACTACATCAATCGTATATTTAACACTCATACCACTATCAAATAAAACACCTTCTGAGGGTATTGTTCTATCAACAACAGTATTAGCTGTGCCTATAGTTCGAGCTTTAAATAATGCAGTGCCATCTTCAGGTGCGCCATTAATAAATTCTATAGTTCCTGCTGTACCGCCTGAAACAATCGACATACCTTTAAGTCTTATTCTGTTGCTACCTTCTATGGCTTGAGCACAAAGTGATCCTGAACCCACTGTTATATTACCCGCGTACTGTGCCGAGCACTCAACGGCTGAAACGGTAAGAAATAATTTTGCGCCCGCAACTGCTTCTGCTGAACCTGTTGAAGTAATTACTTCTGTCATAGCGTCCCCAAACACATCTGTGCCTGTAATTGTACATGTTTTTGCGTTATCACCTGTACCTGCAGTTGTTACAGTGACGTTCCTAGCCGCCCCTCCTGCAAAGGTAGTGTTAGCCATAGTTGCACTCGTATTAGGTCTAGCTGCGGTGACTAAACGATCTGCGTCTGCAGCGTTCTCATCGTTTACAGTTAAAACCTTAACGTCCGAAATACCCATATTAATCTCCTAAGTGTGAAGGTGGGGCTTTCACCCCACCCAGTTGACTATTAATCAGTGTAACTAATGCCAGGTGTACGAGTTATATTGATAGCTTTTAAGTGTATTGCAGAATTTTGGTTGACACTTAAAATACTCAAATAAGGAACTACCACATCACCATCATCAAAAGTAAATGCTTTTGTTGTACTTGGCGCAGCTAAAGTACCTGCACTCATAACAGCAGCGCCGATATGAGCAAAGGTTACAACACCAGCAGAAGACACAGTAACTTGGAATCTATGATTACCACTTGCTGCCGTTGCTTGAGTTGAGTCTACATGTGCTGTTGTGCCGTCATTAAGTCTAGTTGATATTTGAACATCATCTGGTGATAAAACCCCAAAAGCTACATAGTCTGTATAAACAGCATCACCTGATGCCGCTGCTATGATAGCTTGGTGTCCTGTTTGGAACTCTTCTACTTTCCTAAATCCAATTGCAACACAATCTTGGTCAGTGAAGTCAACACTATTAAAGGTTGCATCAAAAACCATTGCATGAGTACCAATAGTGCAAGAAGCACCACCACCATGCTGTGATCCACCAAAGATAAGTTCTAAACCTGTGTTGTCAGCAGTTGCTGCATCACCTTGAAGGTTTAAACCTGCAACTGTACTATTTGTGTCAACGGCTGGAATTGTTCCCTCTACCATAAAGCCACTTGCAGCAACTGTATGAGCGGCAATCATGCTACCCTGAACTTGTGTTACTTGACCATTTTTTCCAGGAAAAAGCATACTGAATAATTCACCGTCTGCCATAACTCCATCAGCACCACCTGCTCCTGTGAGCGTTCCAACAATAGGGGTTGGACATGAGATGTAATCCCAATCTATAATGTTTTCTGGTGTTAATCTGGTTAAAGCTCCAGCAGCGGCAAGTGTACCACCTACAGAGACGTTACCACTTGAATCAATTGTAGTGTTAGTAGTCTCTATGCCCGTATCAGCGGCAGTTGAGAATTGAGTAAATCCGTTTTCAGCTCGGACGTTACCCTTAAAAGTTGTATTAGCCATGTAAATCTCCTTATCTTGGCAAATGTCAGCCGTATTATACGACTGTTAAGGTAATTTTTATAGTATAGAGGTATTTAATTAAAAAGAAAGGGCGATGTTACTCGCCCCCTCTAAAAGTCTTATGCTCCAGGTGAACCGAAGATCCCTAACGGGTCAGATACACCAAAACTGTAACGCTCACGAGCCTTATAACGACTGTTACCTGTATCAAAGTCAGCATCCATAGATGTTGCCATTGGGCTACGAGTAAAGTGTTTTAGACCGTTTGGAACGTCTGTCATTAAGAACCAAGCATCTGTATCAGTTAGATAATGGTTAACAGTGTATCCACCAGGGACAGCTCCGTTGCTACGGATTGCGTTTAGATCGTTGTCTGCTGTACCTACACGACCTTCTGTTTCCAATAGTCTAGTTGCAACGAATTGCAAGTTCGGTGGAATCACAAGTTTCTTAGGTTTTGCAGCAATCAACAAGCCGCGCTCGTCTGTCCAACCTGCAATTTGAATGATAGCCGCTTCAAGCGAAGTCTCATTCAAGTCTGCGGGCGTTGCTGGCTCATTCGAGTTAGTACCACCACTTACTAGCGGGTGTGCAGTAGAACAAAGCTCCACTCCATCTCCATAAGTAGTTCCAGAGTCAAAGGCATTATTTAAAATTGTAGATGCCTTAACCTGTTTTGTGTACGCCATGGCACGAGCAAGCGCTTTAGTATAACGTTGTGATATAGAATCATACAAGTTATCCTCAATAGCCTCTTCAGTAACTGAAAAACCCATTGCGATTGTTTCGTGGTTGTAGCGAGCCGTGAAAGCTTCTTGAGCATTGTCGTATTCGATGGCAGAGCCCTCGTCTTTGACTGGTGCTGCGGAAAAGCCTGATAGCTTAGTTTCCTCTTCAAAAGAACGGTCAGATGTCTCTGAATCAAAGATCTCTGCGTGCTCCTCACCGTACTTAGCATATTCTAAACCGAATAGTGCGTTCAAGCCAGGAAGCAGTTCTTTAAGGAGTTGTGCGCGTGATATAGCCATTATTTATCTCCTTTATAGGCCAACTGGATTACGATAAGCGTGTCCACCAATGAACACGTTGCTACCATTATCAGTATGTGTACTAAATATAACAAGCAATTCTTGGAAGGTATCGCTTCCAGTTGCTGTAGTATCGACTACATCAATAATATGAAGTGGTAGTGTTGAAGTGGTATTAATGCTGTTGTTAGCAGCTAACTTCGATCGTCCATTAATAGTAGTTAGTGTATTACTAAGGAGTGAAGTTTTATTACCAATAACAGTCCTTCCCAATGTTGCCATTGTTGTCCCTGAAGAGCATATAGCTACTTTCATTATTAAGTCAGGGTCATCAGCAACAAACGCTTCAATATCACTAGCAACAATGCTAGCAGGATACTGATTGTTGAATGTTAGCTGGCTAGTATTCGGGTCAGTATAACTACAACCCATAAAAATACCTAGTGTGCCAGTAGCTGGGAAAGCTGTTGTACTCCCGTCACGCTCAATGGTCCCGTCGTTTACACGTTTTACTAAATCGCCTTTTCCGATAGCTGTACCGTAGTTGCTAGCTATCTTCATTTTGCGAGTAGCGCCTGTGTAAGGACGACCACCAATCAGACCAACGGGAACAAGCCCATAAGGGGCGTCTATAGTTGGATAAGCCATATCCAATTCTCCTTTGATTTAAATTAATTGCCTTTTCCAAAAGTAACCTTAGATTTCCTGTCGCTAAACAAGGGCATCCTAGGGTCGTTCTCTCGCATGAGGTTGTTGTCTACCGAATGTATCTGGCTATCCGTCTGCTGCTTATAGTACGAGCTGCGTTCATCAACCAATTCGACAGGAGCTTTACATAGCATCAGACCACCAATTACAACGTTTTCTGCAAATCTTTCGTTTTCTACAGTAACCATTACAATCTCAGGGTGATCGGTAGCTTTTACAGGCTCCCAACCTTCACGTATTTTTGAAGAAACATTTGTGGCATCGACTTGCCCTTGATTGCTTGTTCGTACCCATCGAAATGCGTATCCTGGTTCTGGATTCGGTGAAGGTAATACTTC